CGCCTGCATTAGAGCCCTTCAACCAGCCCGACCGCTGGGGGTCTCGTGCTGGGGCCGGCGCTGCCCCTCCCCCTCCCCCTCCCGGCGCCTGGGTGCCCAGGGTGCGGGCGAGCTGGGCCCACATGGTGCCTTTGGCATAGCGGCGGGACACCAATAGCATCGCGGCATAGGCCATCCTCGTGCAGTCCCCGCCCTCGTCATTGCATCCTGGAGGATTGATCCAGTGGTATTCGGTGCGGGCTCGGGACTTTGGGACGTATTTCCAAGGGAACAACTCCCGCAAAAACCCATCTGTGGAGGCTTGCCCGAAGTGCAGGTATCGAGGCCCCGGCTGCTCAACCCGAAGCATGGCCTTGAGCATGTTCACGCTGGCGTCATACCCAGTGGTGTAAAGCAATCCGCCGCGCCGGGTGACTGATTGATTCTTGCGGTTGACCTCTGTCGGCTTGCCCTTCTGGATGATCGGCAGCCCCTTGGTGCCCGATCCTTTCATCGCAACCCATCGATCGGGGCGGGCCCGACAGAAATCTTCGACCTGTTTGCTGCACAAGCCGCCATGGTCAACACCCCCCAGATTGGCCTTCATGGTTCCCCCGTCCTGGCGGGCCCAGGCTTTCTTGCTGATGATGTCCAGCTGCTCCCACACCTCCGGCTGCTGGGGGTCCCCCTCAATCTCGAAGTGGGCAATGTGCCAGCCCTCCTCGCCAGCCCCCCAGCCCCAAATGGTGTAGACCAGCCGCTCGCCCACGGTGCCGCCGCCGCCCTGCACGTCCACCCCATCGGTCAGCAGCAGCACCCCGGTCGGAATGTCCCACTCTTCGCCGTCCCATGGGTAGCCATTGCCGAAGCCTACATTTTTGCGACGCTCGGCCAGGCCATCGCCGGTGAGTTTGCTGGTGATCTCATGGGCCCACGGCACCCCTAAATCTGTGTTGTGAAACGTTTGCATAGGCGCCACGTTGCCCATTTTCATCTGCTCCAGCGCCACACGATGCCTGGCCACCAGCTCGGGCCACATGGCCGCCCGGTGGTAGCTCATGCCAGGGCCCACCTGCTGTGATCGCCAGATCGGCACACCGTTGCGCAGGACTTGCTTGCTGCGATCCAGGCCCAGCGGGCAAGCCCAACCAGCCGCCTTGTCCATTGAATACAGGTTGCTGTAGTCAATTGGAGTTTCGCAATGCTCGCAGCGAATCCGCCCCTCATCAGGGCCCTCTTTTATAAAATTCTCCCAGCGCAGTTGTTGATAGTGATTACAGTGCGGGCATGGATAGTATCTATATTGTTGATCGCCTTTCTTAAAGGCTTGCTCCATGTAATCGTTAGGGTATATCGGCGTACCGCCAATCGTAAAGAACGGGTCCCAAATGTTACCGGCCCGCTGAAACAGGTTTCCAATGGTGTCACCTTCGGGGCTGTCGTAGGTGGCCGGCTCTTCAAACAGGATTGGGCTTCGCTCCACCCGACGACCAGACCGGGGCGTTGCGGCGCTTACCAGGTGGATCAACGCACCATTAACAAGCTGCTTAAAATCGTAGCTATTCTTCAATGCCCCTTTTGTTTTTTTATTATTTAATTGTCCTTTTAATCTTGGGATTCCATGATTGTCGTCAAACATTGAATCTATATCTTCAGTGCTGTATTTCTGCACTTCAGAGTCTGTAGGCTGTACCAGCATTATCTTAGATCGGCGCCAGTCCGAGAAAAACACGATCACCGCTTTCACATACTCCGACCAGCCAACCCGCGACGGTTTCTGGCAAACCATGCACTCAACCTCTGGGTCGGTTGGCGCCAGGAACCAATCCTCTTGATATGGCCTAGTTCGCCATTTTTGCCGGCCATCAGTTGCGCTTGTCACATAGTAATGAGTATTACTATAATCCAACATTGTCATAAACGGTTTAGGCTTTACCATGGCGGCAAGCCGTTTGGCCATCTTTCGGATATTGCGATCAATCATTCCGGTAGCTCTTCAAACTCGTTAGAAGATACAGACTCAAAAATCTCGGATATAATCCTTTCGATTTCACTTAGTTCTTCGTGAGTAAGGTGAGGGATCATAGCCTTGATTCGCTTATGAGCCGAGCTTGCTAGGGTGGTTAATTGGAGCAAGACAGCGTTATAGGCTATTTCCATGTCTTCTTTGTAAACTAGCTTTTCTTGTTCTTGCTGCAATGCCAAGGCTTCGCGTTGTGCCTTGATCGCGGCGATCATCTTTTCGCTTTCTGCCCTTTCGGGCACCTTCCCCTTGGGCAGCCCTGCTGTAATTGCCCGCTGAGTGGAGGGCTGCTTGGGGATTGGTTGATCGTTGGCGCTGGCTTGCGCTGTGGCTGGCCCCTGGCCAAGGTGGTGACCAGTGCCGCGCTCTGCTGGGCTGGTGGTGTTGGCCCACTGCTCATCAGCCAAGTCAGGATCGATCAGCCAGCTACTGCCCTCGCGCTTTACCGCAGGGGGCATCAGCCGGCCCTTCTCGATTGCCTTGATTACCGCCACATGGGAAGTCCCCCGCAGCCCCTTCGCCTTGCGGTGATCGGCGTACTGCTGGAGGTTCATGCTGGCTCATCCATGCCAGCGGTTGGAAGATTGGAGCGTCCGGGTCGGTTCTGCCCCGCCGCCTCGCCGCTGGTCGCGGGAGTCGCCTGCTTCGGACGCTTGGGGTATGGCTGGGCCAACGGGAGTATCTTAGCTCGCATCTCGTCATCAAGAGGCATTAGGTAGCGGTGTTTGCGAGATCCCTCAACTCTTTTAATTTTAGGATCGATTACAATTCTGGCCCATTCTTCAACATTTGCCGCCAAAAGATTTTTTCTCTTATGCGTTGATCTTGTACTCCTAAGCGCTCGCCCGTGCATCCTTACGCCATTAACGATATACTCGTCTGCCGCATCGGTTATGCCAGCATAGATCCATCCACCGGCTTGATAGACGCCTCCATGATGCCCCTGTTCGGGATCCGCAAAAGAAATAATCATTTTAACGCCAGGACATTTTGCTTTAAGGAATAGCAGCGACAACCGAACGATTCTGCTAACTGGTGATTTGTGATGCCGCAGCGCAATTCTGACAAGCTCGCATCCCTGGGTTTGATGAAGTCCGTAAGGAGAGAAGGCGTTGGAGTTGGCTCCATCACCAAATAAAACAACTCCTATAAACGAATTGTTTTCCCATGCGCCAACCTTGACGGTTTTTTGGTTTGGAACGCACCCGCTGTAATGCCAATGCTCACACGCATACTTGGCCGCTGCGTGTGTGGCCCAATCAACGCGCAGATCAGACTTGTTTGATGAACTCATGGCCACAGCTCGGACAAACGCAATCAATTTCGGTGGGCTCTTTTGGTGCCAGTTGATCAAGCTGGCCTTGGTCATCTTCATTGCCTGGTGGAAAGTTTGGATCGCCCTCCAGCAACCCCGCGATCTGCTCTTCAGCAAAGCCCAGCAAGCTCAGATCAAAGTCTGCCAGGTTCAGCCCTATCACTTCCTGCTGCAGGAGCTCCATATCCCACCCAGCATTTAGCGCCAGCTGGTTGTCAGCCAATACATAGGCCCGGCGCTGCTCAGCGGTCAGGTGACCCAGCACAATTACCGGCACTTCAGTCAGCCCCAGGTCCATCGCCGCGGCCAATCGACCATGGCCAGCAATGATCCCATCGTCCTCGCCCACCAGGATCGGATTCGTAAACCCAAACTCCTGGATGCTGGCGGCGATCTGCGCCACCTGCTCGGGGCTATGGGTGCGGGCGTTGCGCTCATAAGGCCGGAGCCGCGCCAAGGGCCACTGCTCGATCTTCTGGGCCGTGTGCGGTGTTGGCATCTGTTTGTAACTCTTAGGGCAATTGTAACCGCTGAGACAAGAAGTGGTTACATTTAAGCGGTTTTGGGATAGGAGCTGCGGGGGAACCCAGTCGCCTCAATGCTTGTAACCTTATTGAGAAGCGTTATCAACAGATAAATCGCGGCTTCGTGGCTCCCTCGGTATGTGTCGCTCAGGAGGACCCAAGCCCAAACCCCTTGGTATGACTTGGTTCTTGGCAGATGAATGACTGAGGTTTGCTGAGATCCCTTGCTATGACTAGGCCGCGCATCATCGTCCCCCATAGCCCCTGGCGGCTGAGTCAAGGGCCCGCTTGTAGCCCGCAATGAAAGATCGATTGATCTCGATGTTGATCTCGGTCTGGATCAATTTGCTGTGCTCGCCTCCGTCGAACATGCGTGCGACCGATGGGCCGTAGACCACCTGCAACCGCCTCTTGCCGTCAGGCTTGCGCTTGTCCCCGA